CATATGGTCAGTTTTTGACAATCCCATAACTTCAGCATTTCTAGCTTGAATTGAAGCAACGTTTTTGACTAATGAATCTAAATCAGAATTGCCCCATGCGTATTTACCGCCAGCTTGTAAAGTTTGATAAAGCTTAGAACCACTTGCGCTATTAATGTATTCTTCAACTTTGCGAATTGGTTGCTGAATATCTTTGGCCGCTTTAAGACCAGCACCAATAGAATTAACCATTTCATCGCCTTTGTCATAGACTTTTTTCTGGGCATCATTAAGATTAAACCATGAAGGGTCTTGAGTATATTTAAGACCAGCACCATAGTTAACAATAGCTGGCATACGTTTTCCAGTTTCTTCCGTTGTTGGTTTAGGTGCTGTAGCACCTGTTGTGCCACCAGCACTATATCCACCAGTACCGCTACCAAACTGCGTTGGGGTAACACTAGGTGCTTCACCCATAACAGATGGTCTTGTAACAATTGGAACGTCTGCACCACCAATTTTAGACATTCCAGCTTTAGGTGCAAATGCTTCAATTTGTTGCGGTGTTGACATAAATTCATTACGTGCTTGATACAAAGCTTTGTTAAAAGCTTGTCCAGCCGGAACATTTTCTAAATTACGTAAAGCTGGTGCAATGTAAGGTTTTAATTCTGGCATTTGTTCAGCAAGATGAATCATGCCTTTTTTAACTTCTTCTGGGTCTTGTGTACCAGCGGCGGCGTGTGCGCCATAAAAAGAACCCATAACGCCACGTGCTGTATTGGATAAATCCATTTTGGCTTTGGTAGCTTCAGTATGGTTTTTAACTAAACCATTAATTTTGCTTGCATAATCAGGGCCGCTAATAGGGGCAATAGTAGGCAATACAGTATTTACTTTGTCCAAATCATATTGTCCATTTTCATCTTTGCTATCAGGACCAGATAAAAAGCTTTGTACCAATGGCAATTCTTTAGCCTTTGCATGAGCCATTTGTGCTTCACGTTGGGCAATTTGTGTTTCAGCCCCGTAAAGACCCATTTTCATCATATCGCCAAGCGACATATAATTTGATTTTGGATTTAAATCCGTAGTAAATTCAGCCATATTATTTCCTATTAAACCGGTACAGGCGTTGGGGTTGGCGTGTTCATTTTATTTAAACCATACAACATAGCGTAGTTGCTAATATTGTTTAAACCGCTTGTGTAAGCATTAGCAGAACCCATAGTTCCAGCCGCTTGTGCATTACCAATTGATGAAAGCGTATTAGAAACGTTTGCAGAAGTACCAGCGGCCGCATTTGCAACCGTTTGATTTGCTTGAGTACCAATACCAGTTAAAGCATTTACGTTGCTAACTACGTTTGAACGGTTAACTTGATAATTGTTAAATGCGTTTTGTAAAGCATTTCCAGCATAATTTTGGGCAAAAGTATTAGCGCCTTGGATTTCATTGCCGCTTAAATAACCACCGCCAGCATTAATTTGTGCATTTGTTTGACCTATACCTTGAGTTAATCCAAATTGATAATTTGGCATTAAAGCAGTTAAATCGTTCATTGTTGGATTAGCAGTCAAATAACCGCTATTAGCCAAATTTGTATAAAGTCCAAGTCCAGTTTGACCAGCGTTCATGTATGGCTGATTTTGGCCCAAAATGTTGTTATACATTTGTTCGTTGTATTGAATACCTTGATTAGCGGCATTGGCGTATTGACCAGCGGCATTTTGTGAAGCTTGGGATGACATATATGCCCCAACTAGGGTAGTTCCCCCTACAATTGCGGCGGCGGCTATAAATGACATATTAATTACCTTTCAATAACTTATTCTGAAGTTCTAATGCCCAGTCTTTCAGATTGTTGCCGGAATCAAAAAGTGCCTTTTCGTCAGGTTCAATTAATTCAGCTTCAATATCATCTAAATCAGTTTTATCTGTTCTATGAACAGTTACACCAATAGAATCCATAGTGGCTAAAGTAACCCTTTTAGTCCCTACTTTGCACTCAATTATATCGCCGGCAACCAGCTTTTTCATACCTTTTTCTGTCCAAGCTATAATTTCGCCTTTTGCACACAAAAAGAAATGTTCTTTTTTATGAACTTTGCCAACAATCAAAGTACCAGCGCTTCTAAATACTTTTCTGCAATACATTCCATCTGAAAAATAATGTTCAGTAACCACATTAGCTTGTGGCATTTTTGATATTTCTTCTTGCAAACGGTCTATTTGTTCTTTATTAGGAACGTTTGCATTTAATTGTTCAATAATTTCGTTCATGGATTGTAATAAGGCACTTTCATTGGTTGGCCATTAACAGTAATGTTAATAAATCCAGCCGGATTAGAAGGTAGATTTTCGGAACCTTTTGTAGCTGTTGTAGCTGAAGAAAAGTTTAGCAAATTCAAAAAATACTGTTGCCAAGCACGTGTTGGGCGCTTGGTTTGTTCATCAACTATGGGCGACTGGGGATAAGGGTTGCTTTGAGTATTAGTCCATACTCCATTGTTTTGTGTAGCCATTAGTTAGACCCCGCATCTGCTTTGAGGTTGGCGGCAATAATGACTGCTTTAACTGGGTCGGTTACAACAACTTCAAATACCCTATCCCGTGCAAATCCTAATCTGCGCCAAATGGCACGGTTTTTATAGGCACCCTGAACACCAATAGAAGTCCAATGTTCATTAGACCAAGTTGAACCACCGTCATCTGACCAGCGCAACATAGCTTGTGGCACTTCATTAGCCGCAAGGCCATTAGACAAACCTACGCCTGGCTGAAAATAAATCTGTAATTCGTGGAAATATTCACGTTGGTAATCACTAACCAGATGGGGGCATCTGCGAACCCGGCGTATTTCATTGCCATTGTCGGTGTAATTATTTTGGTCCAACATATAAATTAGACCGTTTTGGTAATCACCAACTAAATTCATGTTTTGGAAGTTAGCTTGGCAATTAGAACGATGCCGATGGAATACGTTTTGGTTATCAACAGATAGCCATTTATGCCACATTCCAGTAGATATATCGTATGCCCAAGTTATATCAATTGTTGGGAACGTTACTACATATACTTCATGGCCTTCTAATTGGTATGTATAGGCAATAGCATCTTCAATGTATTGGTCCACTAGCGTATTTTCTACAGCATGGGTAGAAATGCGTGTAGGTACATAGCCGTTCATCATCATTATTTGGGCTTGGCCACGAATGTTGCGGCTTACATAAGCAAATGAATTACCTATTCTGGCGGCGCTAAATGGGGCGGCAATGCCATGCTGGGTATTTGTTCCCGGAATCCGTTGAAATGGAAATGGGAACAATCCAGCATCAATCCAAACTTCAGAAGAAGTTTCGCCTAACAAAAACACTTCACGATTAGATACAACAATAGATACTAAATTATCCGGTGCGCCGTCTTTTGAACTAAAGTTTAATTGACTGGAAATGGGGGATAGAATGTTAGAACAACCGTATTGTTGCGTGTTTGGTCGGTTGTAAACAAAATAGTTATCCACAATATCAACGACTGTACCGCCGCTAAATGCGCCATCAGAACTAGGCAAAACGCTAAAGTTAAGGGCGTACATGGTTTCAGAACCAACGGTTTGCGAACCGTTAACTACATAGCTACCTGTACCACCAGTACCAGTACCAAACGTTAATGTAAGGGTTAACCCTGAACCATTGCCGCTAGTTGTAGTGCTGGCTGGAGTTCCAGGATTAACTGTATAAACGCCGTAATTTACCGTTGTTAAAGTTGCAACCGAACCACCACCGCCAATGCTTGCAACTGTATAAGTTGCTTGCTGGCTATAAATACCGCCTACAACCGTTATAGTGTCACCTACGGCATATCCTGAACCACCGGACGTAATGCTATAGCTAATAGCCGCAGAACCGCCTAAAGCTGTAATAATGGTCCCAGCAGTTACGCCAGCACCTTGAATAGTTTGACCTGGGTAAAGCGTTCCGTTTGCTACGGCTGTTACTGTCAAGATATTTCCAGAAATAGAACCAGTTACCTTAGCGGCAACAGCAGAAGAATTAAACACTTCTGATGCTTCAGTTTGGCTAAGGTTGATTGTGTATGTGCCTACCCCGCCAGTACCGGTGCCAAGTGCAGTAATAATGGTTTCTGGGGTAACGCCAATACCAAATAATTGTTGCCCTACAGCAATCGTGCCAGATTTCATTAATGTGACAGTTAGCGTTGTACCCGTAACTGAACCAACAAATTGTGCTGAAGCTGGGTTAGAAATACGCCATGTGTAACGATAAGTACCGTCTGTAATGTAAACAGATTGTCCATTGTCTGTTATGCCTACATGGCCAGAACTACTATTTAAAGTACCTACTAGAGTAGGCGTTAAACTAGACGTTAAAACATATACATATTGACCGCATACTGCAACGCAATATTGACCGCCAGAAACGGTACGCATACCACGTACTTCTGCTTGATTAAATAATTGGGCGGCAACCGTTAGTCCAGGCGTAGGGTACAAAGCTACTACCCCGTTTTGACCTGGTTGTTTTAATGGGTCAATTTCAGGGCGAAAGTTAATACATTCCTGTGCATCTTGATAGATGGACGGGGCTTCGTATGATGGGCCAATAAATCCAAAATCCGGCATATAGCCCCTTTTATCTTAAGAAACCGCCAGTTAATATCCATCCAGCATCTTTTTGACGTCCAACCAACAAAGCATCACTAAATGTTGAAGCTTGGATTGGGCGCATATTAGTACGTTTCAAGGTTGCTTTTGCTTGTGCCGCAAACTTGCTAATCATGGCCATAGCCGTTGGGTCATTTTTTCCATACATAGGTGCCAAACGTTCTGCAAGACACCATCTTAGGGCTAATACGTAGCCTTGTGGCAACACAATATTGTCATATACCGTTCCATAACGTGTAAACAATGTGTCAGCAAAAATGTGCATTTCACCTTGGGATGGATTTGGCCATACAAAAATATTGCCTAATGGGTCACTAGGTTGGTAATACATGGCTTTTGGCCAAGGACCTGATAAGGTCTTTAAACCAATCATTTCATAATTTTCAAGATTGAGGACTGCAACGGGATAGTCCAAGCCCCCGTTAACAATAGGAGTACCGTTACTATTAGTATTAATTCGCACAAAGCTAGACTGAATAGCAAGAGGGCGCTGATAATAAGCGTTAATGGCAGTTGAAGCAACTGTTTGGCTAATGCTAACAGTATATGTGCCGTTGTCATTAACATTCCCGCCGGCGCCTGTACCAAACGCAGTAATAGTTGTGCCATTTGCAATTCCTGTTCCACTTAGGGTTTGCCCTAATGCCAACGCACCTTGGGTAATACCCGTTACAGTTAAAACGTTTCCAGTAATAGAACCGGTAAAGTTAGCCCCAATAGTGCCACCAGGACCGATTGTGTATTGAATTTGACCTGGTGTAATGGGGAATATGATTTCAGTCTTATAGCTGACCATCATGGATTCATTGGACCATTGGTCTAGCATATCGTTTAACATTAAAAACGCATCTTGGACAGAATCCGCAGTTGGTGTTTCGCCAGCCGCTAAAGCGCCAATATCTTTTAATGCACCGCTAATAATGTCAATTGGCTGGGCCATATTATTCCACCGTAAAAGTATCTGATAACCAAGGCGCTACAATTGGTTTATGCGTTTTTAAAGCATTAATTTGCGTTTCTACACCTAATTTTATATGATTTTTGCCATCAAAAATAGCTTCCTTCTCTAACCAATCAGCTATCATTTGTTCGGTTACATCAGCAAAAGGCACTTTTTCGCTTGGTTCATTAAAGTAATAATTACCTTCAGTTTCTACTGAAAGTTCACCATCTGTTCCTACAAGATGATATTTGCATCCTGTAATCACTTCATCTTGAGCAAAGACTTCTAATATTTTCCATTGATAATTCATATTTATCCTATTAATGCTGTTACTTCAGCTTGTGTTAGTCCTAATGCTGTTAGTTTAGCTAGTGCAGAAGCCTTTGCAGCTATGGCATCTTGTGCATCAGCTTCAGCCTGTGCTGTAACTGTGGCTAAATCGTAAGATACTTCATTGCCGTCTGCATCATAAGCAAAATCACCTACTGTACGAACTACATTAGGATATAGTTTATAAATTACGCTAATTTGCTCTTGGGTTATCATGCGGCAATTTCCATTAAAGTAATTGTTGAAGTAACGCCTTGGCTTTGCACAGTAACAGATGCCACATTTGCCACATTCATAAATTGAGTTTTATATGTTAATGCGGAAGTTGTTGCTGGTGAATCTAAATAAGATGAAGAAAGTGAGCCAACAATATTTCTTAAAGTGGAGTTTGTATATGCTGTATATCCACCCAATCTAATTAAATTAGAACCATTTTTAAGTATCCATAAATCAATAGCATTGCCAGCATTTGATGAATCTTTATCTAAACCACATTGATTTACACAAATTAAAATTTTGCTTGTAGAAAATAAAGGAGTTATGGTTGCAGTTAATCCAGTATCAGCAAGTGTGCTTGTTGAATTGCTTGTTTGCGTTGAATAAGTAGCATTAACCACTTGCAACACTTTACTAGGTGCAGCTTGTGGATTAGTACCATTAGGGAATGTGACTCCTTGCGAGCCATCGAGGACAATCGACATTATGCTGTTCCTTGTGTATCTGCTGGCTGGGCAACATTGCCTTCGCTAACCCATTTTAGATATTCTTGGTAGTCTGTATTGGCTGAGTCAAAAGGGATGGTTGCGTTATCGCTTAAGCGAATTACGCTGTTATTTTCTATAGGTTTTCCATCAAGCCCTAATTGAGTAATTGGTAATTTATACATTTTATAGTTCCGCAGTAGCAGTTAATGCAATGTTTCCTGATGTACCAGCAGCAAAAAAGTTTCCTCCTGCGCTCCACCATGAATCTGAGGCAGTTGAATAAATTGTTGCGCTACTACCATTATACGAACCAGTAGCCAAACCGACAGTAGGTGAAGCTCTTTTAGTAACCTTATAACTCCATTGATAAAAGTTATATATTCCAGCAGTAGTTGCTGTGGTTGAAACTGCTGTTTGTCCTAATCCAGTATAAATAGTATTTTCATAATATCTCTGACACAAAGCTAACTCTTGCTGATACTGACGATACTCAAATCCAGTAGCAATGCTTCCTACTTCTAGTTGAACACCAGTAATGTAAAAGGTTGCTCCGCTTGTTCCTACTACGGATATTGCTCCTGTGGCTGTGTTGTAGTTTGTTCCAGCCCATGTTCCTGCTGTTCCACTA